AGTATCAGATGTTCGCTCATTTCATCCCAATTCTTGTTCATTTAAGTCAATTTTAAAGTCACCACCGTAAAAATCAACGTTCATATCAGTGCCTCCAGAACCCACACTCACGTCAAGAGACCTTTCTTTCGCTGTTTTCCAGAAATAATTCTCTTCTGAACCTAATCCATCACGGTCATGACCGTTTTCAACTTGATAATAGACAGTTGAAACCTTAAAATCAGGTTTTTCTGGCACTTCTGGAGTAATACTGTTGTCATAGATACGCATTCTGTTGTTCGGATAGAGGCAAAATTGCCCATTATCGAGTTCAAGTAGGTTATGAGACTTATGTTCGGCAGGTTGTTCACTCGTTGAGTAGTCAATTGAGTCTACATCTTGGTGATAATTGTCTAAAGTGCAGATATAAGTGCCTGTTTGAGTGCCAAAGTCTCTTGTCATGACCTCATAGTGCATCGAACCGATGAATTGTTTCTGTACTGCGACCACTCCGTAGTCCATACAGTTCCAAAATTGAAGATTATGAAGCGTCATATCGGGTTTTGGTGTCTCTGGATCCGAGCAAAACGCTGAAATCGGCAGTTTATCAAACATTGCAGCATAATCTGGGAGATAAGTCTCAAAATAAAATGCCCGACCAGGTATACTTTTCGCTGATACCCAGACTCCTTTGACAAATTCGCCATGACCACTCTTGTGATCAGTTAAATATTCTTTTCTTACCCATACCTCATAAGAAGGTAGGTTCGCAATTAAACAAGCCATTTAAACGTGATGATAAACTTCGACATATGCCTGACACTTCGGACAGGTAAAATTAGAAAAGAAGTCATATTCCGACTCCTCTCCATCATTGATATCCTCCATTGAGTGATCTCCACCCCATATCAGTTCCGTACCACAGTGCCAACAGTTCATTTTTCCTTCAGAATCATCTTTATCGTCAGCCAAGTGGTAAAAATTCGTCATTTTCCCTGCCCTCTGTATCTTTTACGAGCCGAGTTACGGGAGGTTGCCGAGTATTTCGAGTGTTTTCCCCGACCCTGACGAGTTTTTTTCGGTTTTGACTCAATGGTCGTACCTGTCATTGCATATCTAGTTGCCATAATTCTCTTTTTTAATTTCTGTGTGTATTTGATCAGGTCTTGGAAAACCTGTGCGGTAGAATTCGATTGCCAAGTCGTTCATCAGATCAAAGTATTGACTCTCTGATAGGTCATCGAAACCACCTCTTCCATCGATAGTGACGTAATATCGATCCATTAAATCACTCTGGTCTTCTCATGTCCGACACGTACACGAGGATCACACCAGATTTCAAATCCTGCTTCTTTGGCATCAAGACAGAAAGATACGTCTTCGCCACACATATCCTGTACTTCGCCAGATTCAAATACTTGCATCTTGGGTGCGAACCACGGATACTTGATTTCGTTATGTTCAAAAACTCCTTTCTTAATTAATAACCAACCAAAACCTGTATAGTCTACTGTAAATGGTTTCTTTCTCTTACTGATACTTTCAATTGTTTCATGATTCATAACACCACCACTTGCACGGAAGTCTTCTTCCTCTAACCAGTGTGCAACTGATGTAGTCTTACCATCTTCTGTACAATACCAACCTGCTGCGATATCTTTTTCCATTAATACAATCTGATAGAACTTTTCAGAGTTAAAAACAATATCAGAGTCAATCCATAACTGATAGTCATAGTTGAGTTTACCATCCCAAGGTAACTGATCAGGTCCTCGAAGAACGTTTGCACCCAGACATTTACAACGGGCGAAATTTACCATTGATGAATAATCTTGTGATATTTGTATACTTGATCCGTTCTGTACAAGATCAAAACATAATTGTACAAAACTCTTTAGAAATGTATATGAAACTCCTCTACCAGGTAGACAGAATACTACTGTCTTTCCTCTCATAATTTCTTTTGCTTTGTCGTAGTCCCACTCTGGGGCTTTTTGTGATTTCTTTGGGGTCTTTGCCTTAACTGTAAATCCTTTGGCCATAATGATTTTTAATTACATTCATATCATACATCATTATCTATACAATGTCAATAAGAATGCTCTTGTGTAATATCCGTATCAGTAACTTCCAAATATGTAATCTCTGAATTATAAGAGGTGTATAATTTATTCCAAATTAATTCAAATTCATCCTCGTTTAAATTTTTAAAGATACATCTATCGTCGATGTATATGTGATAAGACTTTGTTCCTGTGTTAGTCGTCATCTTCTTTTTCTTTGATAATTAGTGCATCACCGTCAAACGTCCACTCTAGTTCAGTGTCCTCATACCATTCCATTTCGTTAATGATAGATTCGGGAATTTTAGTGATGTATTCGTCGCTTACTGGATCAATCTCTATGGTGCTAAAAATTTTACCAGAAAATTTTTTCATAATGACTATCAACCTTTTTGAAATTATATAGTAGCGAAAAAATTTTTGAAATGCAAGGGTTAGATTTAACTCGGTTTCGTAACACTTTGTAGACTAATGGTACCATGCGAATTATATATAAACCCCCAATCAAGGGGGCAACTGCTGTATCACGAACGAACGAACCGAGGGTTATTAAAGTTTGCATAACTGAACGATCCTCTTTTTACTAATTTGATATGTCCATACTCATTGAACTTTACAAACCCCTCCCCCTCATGAGATGATCCGTTTAATGTGACCTGCAACTCATCATCTACCTTACAAGTGTCCATATAATCTTCCTTTAGTGATGAAACTAACTTCCATAAGAACACCAAGCGACTATTCGCAAACTCCTGTGGTCTGATCTCTTTACCCTCACGAATATACGAATTTAATTCTCTCTTCAGTGCTGTGACTTCCTTATCATCATTTAAAAAGTCAACTGTCTTTGCGAATATCTGGGCAAACTGGATCAGGGAACGAAGTTCACATAAATCCCCCTCTTCAACCTCTGGGCGAATGAACTTGACAAACCCGCTACGATCCGATAGATTATTATGTAGTGGATACGGAACACCCTCATAATATGTTGTATGCGGTGCAATTACGATCTGCTCACTTGCCACCGTGGGGATAGTATAAGTTAAGGTGTTGGGTGTCCATGTGTGAGTACCACCGAAACCGATAAAATCCCCCTGATATATTGTCTTATCTCTGGAAGGCAACCAACGGAAACACGCTGTAAGTATTTCATGTAATGCACCTTCATAATTTGCGTCTATGTCATCATACGACTTCATTAACTTTGGATTACGCTTATTGAAAACGGACTTCGTACCAACGAAAAAACGACCATCTTTCGGATCGTTTCCCCATACGACAGCGGGTGATCCATCAATTTTTGCTGATAGATTACCTTTACTGCCCATGCACTCAAGAGAAGATAGATCCCCTGTAAGGATCGTATCTTCGGGGTGTTCAATGTGTGTAAGTGGCATAATCAAAAATAATAACGAATAAAGAAAGGACATTAAGCAAAGATTGGATCAGCGTATTTGGAACAGGGGTGTGGTTGCTCTGGGGAACAACCGAAAGAAGCAATGAACTCATCAAGTGCTTTCACGTCATCTTTATCTAAATCATCAAAATCAACCTGTGCGATATGATCGACTCCCCACTCTGCAACCTCAAATACGAACTCCTCCCAATCGCAACAAACGTAAGCAACGTTTTCAAAGTTGTCACTTGCAAGGATTCTGTTTGCGATTCTGTTTGATAGTTCTGTTCTCATGAAACTCCTTTTGTTGTATAATACCATTATAGTCCCTATTATTTGAAAATAGGGAAAATAATGTGCCAGTAATTTAACTGTCTACTTTAATAGTACCCTGCAATCTCACAACCTGGTTCATCAAAGAAACACTGAAACGAAAGTTCGGGGAACTTTTCACGCAACTTTTCAACAACTCCCTCTGGTGGCGACCATGCAGTATTAAATGTAATTTCTAAACTATCATAATCCGACATTTCTAATCCGTGCATATCAGGCTCCCACTTTGTTCCCCAGTTTTCAACGCACCAGTGATACCAGCGATCATCATTTTTGCCATCTGGGAAATTATAGGTTTCGTGAATAATTTCCCCTTTAGGGTTCTTCATTTGCTCCAACTTTGGGAGCTCCCCTTTACTGTTTGGGATATTCTTAAAATCAGGGATCGGGAATATTTCATTAAATGGTGTCTGACTCTCAAATATTTTTTCAACTTCTTTCAGCTTCTCTTCATTCTCATTTCCAAAGACATTGATTCTGTTGTAGCACCAGTTAGGCATAAAAGATCTCCATGTGTATAATACAATTATAATGCCCCACTCTCACGAATGGGGCGAAGAGTAGACAGTAATTAAACTGCCATACCAGAGAAGAATGGAACTATTTGATTTGTTAGTCTGTCAGATACGAACCAATCCCAGTTCTTTTGAAACACACCCATGCAAGGTGCAAACTCATCACAAAGTGCATTAAGTCTGCTCTTTGTGGTCACGGTTTGCCACCCAGCGTCACAAATCTGTAATGTGTCCCCTATCGTGGCGATGTGGTTGCCGTGTAAATGCACAACCGCTTCCCTAGCGCCTGTCTCTGTGATGTAATTCTCAACACTAGTGTTACCTTTGAAAAAATCCTTACGGTTTAGGATTGCTTCGTTCATTTGCTGTTCAACTTTACGCATAGTTTGAAAGGGAATAAAAGGAATGAAAAGGGACAGAGGGTGTACATATAGATCAAGGATTCGATGTACCTCGAATATGTCCGTGTCCCATGATTTAAATATAAACGATATCAAAACGAAATACAATAGGTCTTGTGACACTAATTTAATTGTCATACACCTCATCGATTTTTCTGCATATAGAGGTTACTCTACTCTCTACGGATAGACCTCCGATTAGATCCTCTGGATTTGCATCTGGATCATCATAAGCAATATAATCATCCATTGCTGCAGCAATTGTTTCTAATTCTGCATCGGTAAAATTAATCTTCATAATAATAAAAGAGATTGTAATAAAGTTCATTCATGAGACCAAATTCAAACGAAGTTGATGCATGAATGTCATCAACCCCATTATAACACTTTAAGATTTCCTCGTAAATCATATTGTAACCTTTCTTATTCTTTTATAGGTTAACGATTTGAGTTTATCGTTAACGATGGTTTCTACCATCTCCCAAAGTTTGATTTCTCTCTCTTCCATGTTTCTGCCCGTGACAGTAAACACGCCCAATGCTGAAGCGTCAAAGGGTTCGGTGTCTGTGATTTTAAACTTCATAAAATTAAGAGGATTTATGTTCAACCCTATATTAGTTCATTTTGACATAAAAAAAAGGAGCGACTGTGCCAGTTTCTCAACTGGTTCAGGCCGCTCCCGATTCCCCTTTCATTTTATTAAGAAATATAACTGTCCCTTGACATCTAACAGAGTTAGTTATATAATCTGATCTTTTCACATTGTGGCACCCGCTGGGTTTTCCACTTTTCCACAGCACCCCTGTGGAAAACCAGAAGATGGCAGAGCTATGAGGCCAAGCTAGGCCTGGCCTGTGCATGAGCCCTGCTCATCCCACACCCATATTATAAACGCATCCGATGTATATGTCAAGCGTGTGTGGAAATAAACATAAAACTCAAAGTATATTGCCTGCGAGCCCCGATGCAGATATGCTGCGGCCCGATGCACATATACTTCGCAGCGGCCTGCGGGCACCGATGCATATTGCCTGCGGATAGGATGTATATGGCCTGCGGAGGCGATGCACATATCCCTCGCAGTACTTCGAGACCCTCTGAACGGCACTTCGCAGTACTTCGCAACAAATTGTCAGGATTTCAGAGTTTTATGTTGACTTTCGCTCGGTTTTATGGTAGGCTGCACGCCAAGATCACTAGACTCAGCACCATTAGAATCTATACTCAATCCATAAAGAATCTATATTCACACCCACCTCCCAAAAACACCCAGCTTAATTAAAAAAAGGCTTTCTAAATGATTTTCATGAGTTTTATGTATCATATTATACCTTCCTCTCAATGTCACTCTCAACCAATTGGCCACTCTTCCCTCTCCACACTTCCACAATATGGGCTGGTTTTGATGACTTATTGACTCCCTGATGCCATGTCTCTTTAGGTATAGTCAATCCAGAATCTATACTCAATCTCTCTTCAAGTTCATTACCTAACCAATCAATTGTCCTGATGGAAGCTTCCCCACTAATCAGATTCCATGTCTCACTACGATAAAAATGTTTCTGCATTGATAATGAACTGTAAGGATTGATGACTAACTCTTTAACCTTATAGTCTATCCCTTCACATAACACTCGATAGTAACCCCATGGCCTCTCAACTCTATCCTGTTCTAGAAATTTACTGATTATCCATGAACTACTATTCTTCTTCCCTAGCCCTCCTACACTCCAATGAAATTTGATTTCATTCTGATACTTGACATATTCAGGCGTATTCTCATTGTGTCTGTCTCCACCATTACAGAATACGATCTCTCCATACTTCCGTAAGCATTGTTCGATTGCATCACAAGCTGTATTGTCATCATCATTAAATGTGATAACTTCATCTACTGACTTTAGATTCTCTAAAAAAAATTTTCTTTCTTCTTGATTATGTATAGGTCT